TTATTATATATTATCACGTCTTTTATAGGGTTGACCTCTCGTCTGGCCTCTGATATAGTATGTGTATTGGCCTCCTTACACGCCTCCAGCGCCGGACTCAACGGATTCTCTGAGCTTCTCTTATGTATAGACATCACCCTCAAACTCCTTTAATTGTTCGTTGTATATATTCAACTTTGAGGTATTGTCTTGACCTATGTTGGATAATGCCTCCTCCTCTGTCGGAAATGCACTCCTAACGCTATCTTTTTGACATTCTAGTACCATTTCGTGTCTTTGTGCTGATATATTTACTATATGTTTAATGGCAACTATTAGATAACGGCCACTTGTATAATTGTTTAATCCCTCATCTGTTTCACTATTTTGTGGTTTCTTTACTTGTTGAGTAAATATCACCACGTCACCTGCATTTAACAAGGTATTACCATATACTAGTAAGGTTAGATTATGATTTAACATACTTTGTTGGTGACTAATTCTTATGCCTAATTTACTTGACTTTACATCTTCGTAATCATTGTGTCTCTTGGTGGTATTTGTATTGACCATTACCTTACTATCAAAATGTTCATTAAGTGGTTTACGTGTGTCAGCATACTCTACGCCTTCAGGATATAATAGACCTGCCTCGCCTCTCATTTCATTATGTGGTTGTTTCTTACCCTCTTTTATATAATCAAAGTCGGTGACGGTAATTGTTTTATTAAATGCGTTATGACTTATTACTTTATTGGCATATAATCCTTCATTCATATTACTTAATACATCAATTGGTTTTTTATAGTCATATCTTATTACACTAGATAATCTTCTTTCAATGTCTCTCTTTTGTGGCATTTTTCTATCTTCGGTCACACTAGATATCATTGACGCAAACTTCCACCTTGGTGTTATCTCTGCACCTAAACTATTGTAGGCCAACATACTGGCAATAGACCTAAAATAAAAACCTTTACTTGTCTCATAAAAACAATAACCTGAATTATTAGGAAATTGTGATGGCACGGCACTCTTGGACAATAATGCGATTGCCTTATATGGTTTTAAATTAGGTATTACCACTTTTGTATTTGTTGCCGTTGGTTCAAAGAAAAATGGTTTTGTTGACTTTAATTTGTTTCTTAATATATCATTGATGGCATTCTCTACTGGACCTGCGTATGCCTTACTAACTTTGGTAATAGAATTTCTATACATTTCAGGCGAACAAAAATATATAATATAACCTTGCGCCTTGGTTTGTTTAGGGTCTTCTTGTACACTATCAATTTTATATATCTGCAATGGTACACCTGTCACGTCTGAATAATCATAACCTGATATACCTGGTGAATTAAATTTTAAAGATAGTCTTTCTAAACCTGTAATAGGTAACACGGTTCTAATATCTTGCATATCATATACAACAATTCTACCCATTACATTATTGGTCAAAATGTCTTCTCTTATTTCAAAGTTGACCAATATGCCTAGTATGTCAATGCTTATAGGAAGTTTTTCATTATCGTGTCTGTACGATAATATTCTGCACTCTGCTAAATTAAATTGACCTGCTTTGTCAAATATATCTCTGTCTTGAGCCATATCATTATTGTCTTATCAGTAATCTAAATTCATCAACAAATGCATTTAGATAATTAGGTGATAATAGTCTTATTTGCCTTTTCTTATCTTGTAATCTTCTTTCGTGTTCAATATTAGATACTGCCTCTGCACCTAGCTCATCACTATTAACTACAATTTTATGTGTAAAATCAGATGGTCCTTGGCCTGTCTGTTTGCCACTTGATTGTGTCTTCTCATAGTGGTGTATACCACCTGGATTATCATACTTATCTTTTACAAATTGTTGAAAATTAAACTCATCTAACGGCCAATCGTGAAATCTATTTACTACATTATTTAATAAACATACAACCCAAAAATAATCTACACTACCATATGCCTTGTAAGCAATAGTCTCTGGCGAATCACCTTCAGGCACATCAATTACATCATATAAAGATAAATTATTTGCTATCTTACTTCTTACTTTAACTCTTCGCCAAATATCTGTTACCTGTTTTAGGTTGCCAGTTTGGCCAGATATGTTATAGTTGATGACTGGAAATTCATTAAAATATTGCATTATGCACCGTCCACAATATCTTGTTTAGTTAATATTCTGTCTTCAATAAATTGTACGGTCAATTTTGTGTGTACAGGTATGCCTGTGCCCTCAAAGAATGTTGCTTGACCATCAGGTGAATAATCTACCTCTACGTCTGTACAATAACACGCTGATATTTGATTTAAATGTGAGTTCTTTTCACCATTGTACATATAACTAATGTTAAAATAATTTGGTTGTTCAAAGAAACCTGTACCTAAATCACCACTTATACCAGGTGATGAATTGTATTTAAATATGTAAATTATATCTTCTACTGCCTTTGCCTCTTTAGGATTTCTAGGCCAAAAATCAAATGTATATGAGAAACTTCTAAATTTAGGTGAGTCATAAAATTGTTCATTTCTAGGATTGATTGCAATACCTCTTCTCTTTTGAATAAGTTTTATAGGGTCACCTGCACCAGTCATAGATACAACTTGACCTACAATTTCAGAAACTTTGGTAACTGCAAAACTACCACCTGTTTTCAAGGCAGCAACTAATTTTTCTCCTTCTTCAGCAGATTCATATGCCTTAATTGCGTCTTCACCTGCACCTGCAATACCAGCTGTTTCAGGAGCGTAATCTTGCCCATATGATACACTAATTGTTGGTGGCATATACAATGCAATTGCTGAATTAGATATTTTACCATCAGGCATTTTAGACCTAAAACCTTGACTGCCTGGTTTTATACTCTTGTTAATAAAATTACTTGTTTGTGGACTATACTTTAAAAACCCTGCCTCAAATATCATATAATGGCCTAGTTCGTTAGAACCTAGGTCTAATGGGTATTGAACAGGACTAAATTTTAATTTGTTAGATAATAACTTTTGTGCTGGTGCTTCATCTATCTCAAATGGTGATTTGTTTGCTAACTTAGCTGCAATTTTACCAGCATTAGCAGCACTTTCTTTTACACCAAAGTTCGCTATAGCATTTGCTATAAACGGTTGTGCTAGACTAGATATATGATTTTTTAAGTTCTTAAATGCCATTTATAAATACCTTTACCAATATTTATATAGATTATAGGTGAGATATGGCAAAGAGTTATCAAGGATTATATAGACCAACCAACCCCAAGAAATACGTAGGAGACGTTAAAAAGGTAGTGTATAGGTCACTACTAGAGAGACGATTTATGCGTTATTGTGATTTAAATGATAATGTTTTATTTTGGGCAAGTGAAGAATTGCCAATCAGATACTTCAATCCAATAGACAAGAAATATCATAGATACTTTCCAGACTTTGTTGTTAAGATGTCAACTAATAAAAAATATATGATTGAAATAAAACCATCTAGGCAAGTGTCAAAACCAAAACCACCTAAAAAGAAAACAAAATCTTATATGCGTGAGAGTTTTGAATATATCAAAAATCAAGCCAAATGGCAAGCGGCACAATCTTATTGTGAGGATAATGGTCTTGAATTTAAATTAATTACTGAAAAAGATTTAGGCCAATACTAGGCTAATAGACCTTGTCTCAATGCGATAGGGTCGGTCTCTGTATTTAATTGATAATTATTACTTTCTTGTTTAACACTCTTACTAGATAGGTCAACTTTCTTGGCGTCAACAGCAATGTTTTGACCTGGTCTTGTATCTTCTTTTTGCATTTTAGCCTGTTCTTGTAAAAATACTTGACCTTGATTAGCAACACTTCTCTCAATTAATTTTTTTAATCCTTCGGGGTCATCTTTGTATAATTCTTGTACATCTTTAAAATCAAATTGTAAACCTTGATTAGTACCTAATTTACTTAATTGTTTCTCTGCAAATTCAGCTTTAGCATTAGCAGCCTTTAATTCTTGTTTTGCGTCAAACTCTGCCTTTTCTATATCAGTATGGTCAGCTAAATCTTTTAGTTTACCCAAAGCAGTTTTTTGTTGTTCTTCGTCTTCGGCCTCTCTTGCCATTTTAGCATACATCAATACTTCTTGAGCCTCGGCCTGTTTAAGTTGTGCTTTTGCTAAATCATCTTGTAATTTTTTTGCCTTTTCTAATTGGTCACCACCAAATCCTTCTTTATTTAAAGCGACATCTTTTATAACACCTTTAGTATTACCTGCCTCTACTTCTTTTTTAGCAAAGTTTTGTATTCTATCACTAAACGCTGACATTTTCTCAAATATATCTTTACTATCTTCACCAAAACCACCTTGACTTGCAATTGATTTTAAAGATTCAATTGTATTAAAGAAGTTGCCTGATTTAGTTCTATCAGACATAATATCTCTTAATGCCTGGTCACTATAGCCAATTATTGTATCTGCTAATGCTTTTAATTTTGTTTGCTGTGTTTTATCAGCAGTAAATTTCTCTACACCTTTTTGTTTTAATTGTTCTTGAGCTTCGTCTGTAGCGACAGAGGCCTGACCTATTGCTGACAATTTACCTAATCTAATACCCATTCTTTCAAGTAGACCCTCTTCTTCTTTAGCAGCCCACTCGCCCATTTCTTTACTTAATTTTTCTGTTGTCTTTTCTAATTTATTTAAAGTTTCTTCTTGGTATTCATCTATCTTTTTTGTAATAAACATTGCACCTGCACCTAGAGCAACTGCACCACCAATACCAATTAATACAGGCAATGACGCCAAGGCAGTACCAAATGTTGCTACTGCACCTATTTTAGAACCAGCCAATAATGCACCAACTTTACCTGCTGTAAATATACTAGCAGCTGCTGTACCTATGGCTGCACCTGCAAAATCTGAATCTTTTACTTTCTTTGCGTCTAAATTACCTGAAATATAACTTGCAACTTTAGCAATATGGCCTGCTGTTGCACCTACGATAGCACCAGGTATACCTGCAACACCAAAACCAACAGCAGCGCCTACAAATTTGTTCTTAATATCTTTTTTAGATGATTCAGTTAGTTCTAATTCAAACTCTTTATCAATATATTCTATCAGAGGGCCGGATGCTACAGCTGCCAATGCACCATAAAATCCACCTTTTAATAATTTCGTACCTAAAGCTGCACCAGCAGCCTTCAAAGCGGCACCTGATAATAATGTTGTACCAAGACCAAGTGTTAAAAAATCTTTCATTTTTTCCATATCAAATTTTTTGGTTACGTCTTCACCTGTTTTTTCACCAGTATCATCACCAATTGTACCTGTTCCAAGTCTTGCTTGTTCTTTAGCAAGTTCAGAGGCTTGGTCTCTTTCTCTTCTTTCTTTTTCTTCAGCTAAATCTATTTGTGATTGTAATAAAAAACCTACAGCAGCGACTTTTTTAAAAGTTCTTTCTGTGTTATATGCTATAGACTCTAATAGTTTAAAACCTGGTCTATTTTGAGGGTTTTCTTCAGGTGCTAATATTTGTGGTGGTGGAGGCAACATAGCAGCAACATTGGTCAATGAAGAACCAACTTGTTTTTGCATTGTATTGACTATACCTTGAGCTGCTAAAACCTCTGCCATTACTCTTTACACTTCTTACAACTACAACTATTGCAACATAAAACTAATATATCTTTACCATCGCCATCTTTGTATGTTTGTGTACACGTTTCACCACAATGTCTATCGTGTCCACAATTATTGCAAGCCATTTGTGTACTCCTATTTCTTTTGAATCTTACTTGATTTACCGTTTACATATAAACCAAACCAGGCAGCGCCAGCACCAACAACGACAGATACAAAACCTGCCTGTGCGTTATTAGGAGCTTCTAGTGCCATAAACCAGGTCATAGTTTCATAGAATACTAGACCATATAGTACCATCATTAATCTAGGTACGGTTCTCCAGTTTGATAAGAATTGTGGTAGTTCTTCTTTTAAAAACCACCATAGCCATTTGATTTTATCAACGGCTGATTTTTTTTGTTCTTCAAACATTATTGTTTCCTCTCTCTAGCCTTTTCGTTCTCTTCTTTAATATGAGTTACCAAAAGGTCTACATATATTTCCCTCTCCCAAGGTAGCATACCCTCTAACTCTGTTAGAGAATATTTATGATGTTGCATTAACGCAAAATTCACCTTAAAGTAATTCTCTAAGCTGTCGTGAGAGAGGGCAATACGAAAAAATCCTGTGCCCCTTTCATCACTACTTTACTCTTTACTTTAGTTTTAGGGTTTTCAATCTCAACTTCGTGTCTCAATTGTGGCATAGTCTCAAAAAAATTATTGATTTTATCAAAAGCTTTTCTGTCTAAACTTTCTAAAAATTTATTCATTTCTTCTTTTGAATAATCACTAACTTTATGTTGAGTTTCGCCTTCATATACTGAATCAATACATTTAATAATCATATCAAATAATTGCGCTGTTTTTAAACCTTTTGTATTCAAAGCAGGGTCAACGGTGTCAATTGTAGGATATTTCATCACTAGGCCAATATTCTTATCTTCATCAATAATAATATTGTTAGTGTGTTTATCATCTACTTGTACCTCAACTTTCGTCAAATCTACTTCGGTGTTTACGTAAGTTTCTTTGTCGTCTTGACATAGTAATCTTACATTTGCTACCTCACCAACTGATTTACTTCGTATTTGTAAAAATACATATTCTAAATCAAACGTTGGTATTTTACTTGCGTCTAAAGAACCAAACGTACAAGTATTAACAATCTCTTTGATTGCATTTTTAATTTCCTTGTCATCTTGCGTCTCTAGTGCTTGTAATAAAACCTTTTCCTCTTTTACCAGAAATGGTCTATACTTTACAACAATATCTGCTGAAGGTAACGTCAACTCATATGTCGCTGTTTCTAATATAGGCAATGCCATAATTTATCTCCTTTATAATATATTAGCCAAATGGTGGGAATAATCTACCACCTGTCACTTTACCAATAGGTAAAGAACGTCTTGCCACTTGTAAGGCGTCTCTGCCTGCTCTTCTTAATTCAGGCGGCAGTTTACCTAATAAACCACCAAACAAGCCAAAATCTTTTCCTGCTTTTATTGTAGGTACATCACCAAGTGATTTACCTGTTGTTGCATTATTAACTTGGTCCATTGTTAAATTTATCCAAGTTCTAAAATTCAATGTAATAGGTACTATCGTTTGTTCATCTGCACCATAACTATACTCAATAGAACCAATAGTTTGAGGGTAAACTTCAGACAATCTTACTGCGTATGTCACTCTTGCGTCATCATCTTGTTTTGCGTCAAACTGACCTAATGTCAAAATATCCATACTGCCAACATAGTCATCATAAAATCTCATTGAGTGACTTTCTTGGCTAATTATTTTCTTTTGCCAATTTTCAAAAAATAATCTTTGTCTTAAAAATTTATCTGCATAAAAAGAACATTCTATTTGACCACTAAAACTATATGCATAAGGCATTTCTCTTTTTGGTCCGTATGTTCTATGTGCTACCGTGTTTATATCTCTGTTTGGCAAAGTCACAGCATTACACATCATATTAATACTTTCAAGTGTTTGTTTACTTTCTAAATCATTATTAGCGGCCGGTAGAGTACCGTGCCTAATTGCCATAGGGTCGTTTCTTCTATTGATGGCCTCCTGTGCAATGTTATTAGGTAAATTTAATCTAATAACATATCTATTTGGTCTAGCAAAGCCTTCACCTTGATTTATTTGTGATTGAAACCTTTGCAATACGCCAGCACCACCTGGTTGCCTCTGCAATCTAGGGTCTTTATGTATATCAATTAGTGACCTATCTCTAGGTAAACCAACTCTGATATCAAAATTACCTATACGTCTACCGCCTCTTAATACCGCCATTTTAGTCCTCTATTAATTTACAAGTCTGTTTGTTTGCTTCTAAACCATTACCTTTATTGTATAACCAAACATATGAATATACAATATCACTATTTTTCTCAACGCACTTTTTACCAAATGCCAATCTAGGCTCTTTTGGTATAGAACACGCCGATAATGATAATACAAATAACATTGCAAATAATATAAAATAATTTTTCATTATATTTTCCTTCTGCTGTCTGCAAATACTTGACCAAGACTTGCTTTTTGAAATTTTGCTACTGGTAGATATATTGCAATCGCCATTTCATCTACGTCAACTCTTAAAAAATTGCTTCTTACATATCTAAAAAGATATTTTTTAATCGCTGGTTTAATTAGACCAATATTCTTTACAGCGTCATACGTCACTTGTAATCTTGTTGATTGGTCAAACTTCGTGTTCGTACTAAATTGCTGTAATTGGTCTAATAATTTATATCGTAAACCATAGGGGAGATAGTGAAAGTTTAAACCTATAAAACCTCCTCTAAACGTGTCAATTGGCAACACTAGTGGAAACGTATCATAAAACGGTAGTTTTGCTTTAGTTTTAGGGTCATAGATAAACATTGACATTCTACCTGCACTTGGTTTACCTAATAATTTACCGTCTCTCATTAACTTACCAGATGTTGCTCTATCTGCAATTAATGAAGCTGCATTACGATACCAAGACGCCGATTTAAGTTGTTTGTCTTGTAAATCAACTAGTGGATTAAATATATTTACCATACCACTATTTATAAGAA